GCCTCGCTCATGCCGAGCAGGCGCATCAGCTCACGATCCTGAGGCAGAAGCGCAATCGGATGGCCCTTTGGATTCAGCATCAGACGAAGGAAATAGTTCCAGTTGAAGGAAGTGAGCCGACCAAGTATTGGCTCAGCGTGCGCCTGGGCGCTTGGCCTGCAACAGCATCCAACGGGCTGCCTAGATCAAGACCCAGCCTACTTCCGTCGTGCTGATAAGCCGTTATCTGGAAAGTCTCGTCCGTGTAGTTACCCGTCTCCGCGTAAGTGTCTGGGTCAAGCCAAACCGTGCGGATCTGCACCACCCAGCGCTCATCTGCTGCCTGCTGAACAAAGTTCAAGGACAGCTGATTCACAGCGAACACCAGCTGGGAGCTGATGTTGCTGCCGTCGAGAGAAACCGTGGTGCCGGTAAAACCGAAGCCGGAAAAGGTGTACGGCACTCCGCCGTACGTCCGGGTTTCGCCTACATGGAAATTCTGGAAGGCGTAGGTGGTGGCACCGCCGCTTGAAAGGAAAAAGCGGATGTAGGTGCCAATCGCAACTTCAGCCATCGTCAGATACCAACGGTGCGGCGGGTGCCGGGATTATTTTTCAGCGCTGCCAACGTGCGTGCCTGACCCAAGCGTGCGCCCTCTTGTGCTGCAATTCGAGTTGCCTGCAGCATATTCTCCTCGGTCACAAAGGGCAGGTCACCCGAGCCCACGCGGCTGTACTTGATTTCGGTGCTGCTGGCACCGGAGGCAATGACGCGCTCCATGCGACGCTCGCGCTCGATCGCCGACATGCCGTCAAGGCTGGTCCGTGCTTCGTCCATGGCCGCAGCGCGTGATTGCGTCGTGCCACTGTTGAGCGCAGCGCGGGAATCGGCAAAGGCGGAAACCCCGAGGCGTCCGTCGGGACCACGGCGCAGCGGAATGATTGCTTCCGGGCCAGCCTCACCCATTAGGCCGAAGCTGCCGGTGCCGCCGTCGGCGTACTTGAACATCGTCGGCTTGTTGACGATGCCGCCCATGGCGTAGCGCTTGACCCCTTTGTCAAAGGCGTAGCCATTTGCGGCCACGAGTACACCGCTTTGCGTGAGTGGGTCGGGTGTTTGTCCCTGCGTTGCGCCCAAGCTCGGCCCACCCAACGCCTTGATTACGGCTTGGATGGTGGCGATGGCGATCATCTGGGTGATCAGCTTGGCCGCGTAGTCGATGAAGTACTGGCCCAGGTTCTTCAGGAAGGTGCCCATTGCCTCCTGAGCACTTTGCGCGCCAGTAATGACGTTGGTAAACGCAGTGCTGAACGCCTGCCCAAAGGCCATTGCGCCCTCCTTGAGCTGGTTGATTGGCTTGAGCATCGCGTCCAGATCTTCCTGCATTTTCTTGACTTCGGTCTCGCCGGCTTCCTTAAACGTCGGGTCAACTTGGCGGCGGTACAGATCGCCAAGCTCGGCGCGCTTGCCAGCAAAGCCCTCGCCGGGGTATGCCTCCTCAAGGCGCTTGCGCTCCCGTGCAATCAGGTACTGGTTGTACTGCTCCTTAGTGATTAGGCCGAGTTCGTATTTGCGATCTTGGAGTTCGCGGTTGAGGTCTTGATCAAGCCGCATCTGCTGCATCTTCATATCGCCAATTCCTTTCATCTTGTTAAAGATGAATTTCTGCAGGTCAAGCTCCTGCTTTTTCTGCATCAAGGCCTGAGCGTCGGTGTAGGCCTGCTCTATCTGCTCGTTCTTCTTGTCGCCGCGCAGCTTGGCAAAACGTGCCTCAAAATCGCTGCGGTCTTTAGCTTGCTTGGCAAGGAATTCGTCAATTGGGCGCTGTTGCTTGCTGATTTCCAGCTGATCCCTAAGTCTGCGGACGACCTCTTGAGAGCCCGCGATGCGCCGCTCCAGGTCGCGTGCAGCCTTACTGTCGCCTTCACCTTCCGCGTCAGCACCTGTAGGAGTAGTTCCGCCACCGCCCTTGCCAAACGTTGTTGGAGTTTTGTCCGGGAACAGCTCTTCAACTGAGTACAGCTTGATGCCGAACTTGTCGGCAACGCCCTTCATTCGCTCAGGGGCTTTGTTGTAAAAATCCTCCAGACCTTTCTGGAAGCTTAGCCTTACCGCCTTAATTAGGGGGTTGAACTTCTCAAGTATGTCAAGAGCACCCTTGGCAAAATTGACGATGCCCATCACAATGTTTTTGATGGCACCGGCAATAATTAAGGCGCCGTTGACCATGTTGGTGATAAACAGCTTTACTCGCTTTTCATTGTTGTTAAAAAAGGTGACTATTTGAGTGAAAAAGTCTTGAAATCCAGCGCCAACTTTAGAGAAGAACGAACCGAATATTTCTCCTGAATTCTCTAAGGCAATTTGCAGACGAAGCCCTGCTTTTTCGGGACCTTCAGCAATCTTTTCAGCAATTTCGCTATACTCTTCACCTTGAGCCGCTGCGAAACGCACAAACTGCGCAATCGTTACCTGGCCATCTTTAAAAGCCTTGGTCAACTGCGGCAGGGTCATGTCGTTGGCTGCTGCGAACTTGGCCACAGCACCCGGCAAACGTTCACCGATCTGGCCCGAAAGTTCCTCCGCGCTCACCTTGCCTTTAGACAAGACCTGCACGGTTGCTCGAATAATTGCGTCGAGGTCCTCTTGGCTCTTACCAAAGGCGACGTTGGATGCGATCAGGCCCCTGTAGATCTTTTCGGTGTCGTCAAAGCTGAGGTTGTTGGCGCGAGCGGCGGTTGCAACCTGTGCCAGACCTGAAATTGCAGGCTTGAGTGACACGGCATAGTCGGAACTGACCTGTCGGGCCAGTCCAAGAAGCCGGTTGTAATCCTGAATTCCAGTAGACGCTTGGGCAAGTGTTGTTTTCGCAAGTGTAAGTTCAGCATTAAATTGAGCAACACCAGCTAATTGCTGGCGAACCTGAGACACTTGGGCGCCGATTGCGGCACCAGCAAGGGCACCGGGAGCTCCACCAACAAGTCCACCGGCCAAACCGCCAATAGCGCCTTCAGGTCCGCCAAAAATGCCGCCAGACAGCATCCCGCCCGCACCAGCAGCAAGGTTGCGTCCAAGGCGTCCCATGCGGCCGCTTTTGTTTACTCGCGCTAGCTGTTTTTCGACTTTCTCTATCTCTCTACCTACTTCTCTATAAGCGTCTGAAGCAGGATTGAGACTGTTGCGTAAAGTCGTCCAAGCTGCCCGCTGGCTATTAAGGCTGTTGATGCTCCCGTTGGAGGCGGCGGTTGCGGCACGAATATCAGCAGTAACTTCTTGATAAGACTTACCCATCGCATCGATATAGCCCCTGGTCCGGGCCATGCCGATATCGCCTATTTGTTGGTATAAAGCACTAATTTCACGGACTTGAGCTGGTACGGGTACAGGCTGCCTTCCAGCACGTGTACCAGACGCAATCATTGCGCCAGTAACTGGATCTCTATATCCGCCTACTCCTGGAGCTGTAGGCCCCTGGGTACGCATGTATTCCTGTATATCGGCTAATTTTTTCGCGCGCCTCGCAGATGCTTCTTGTGCTGCAGCCAACCGGTCGTATGAAGCAGCTTGCTCATTAGTACCTACTGTCAGCTCTTCCTGCAGATTTTTTATACGATTTTGGATCATGAAGTAGTCAGTACTACTCCTATCCGCGTTATCGAGGGCAGTAGTTAGTTCCGTTAGCTGAAGCCGCAGCGCTGCAGTCGTGTTTGGGAGGCGTTCTTCTACACGAATTGCTCCAACTGCTTGAGTTTGCAGAGGACGAGCGGCTGCGATAACCGCCTGCCTGGCCTGCGCTGATGTAAATGCCTGCGTCCTTTGTGTTATTTCAGTAAGGATTTCTGAGTAACGCGCACTTGTAACGCTGGACTTACGCAGCTCATCATTTAATAAACTGATGTCTCGTGCAAAAGCGCTGGGTTTTCTGGCTGGTATGCTTCCTAAAACTTGACTAAAGGTTCTTTGTGCCTGTTGTTCTGTATCTTTTAGGCCAACATCAAGCCTTTTAAGTTCTCCAGTAAGCCTGGTAATGTCACTGGTTAATTGAACATACGCACGGCTACCAATAATAGCCTGATCCCTAAGACCCTTGAATGCGTCAAGCTGGCCACGAATTGACTGAATGCTTTTATCGCTTGCTTGTGCATATTTAATTGTTTCTTGACGTAACTGTTCTATACCTTGGTCAGTAACACCTATGGTTTTTTCAAGGCCGCGAAAAGACGATTTAAGCTTTTCCAGGGTTTCTTGGCCCTGGACTTTCAGCTTTAAAAATACGTCGCTTACGGTCTTAGCCATCGGAGCTCTTCTTGCTGAGTTCGCTTAGTGCTGCGGCTTCCATAGTGCGGAGGCCCTCAAGCATCTCGCGGCGGTTGGCCACATTGTAGAGGTCAAATAGGCCCCCAGAACTCAACAGCACCTCATATTTCAAACCCACGTAGCCGGCCATGCTGGTCGTCCACTGAGTCTGCATTCTTAGGAACATCATCACGATGTCCCAGTTATCGTCCCAAACCTCAAAGTGCTCGCTGCTTTCGTCCTTGGGCTTGGATTTGGGGAGGACAATGCCTAAAGCTTTGGCATCATCCTCCGAGCGGTCATCGACCTGCTTGCCACCCCCGGCCCAATAGATCGCAGCGTCCCTTAGTTTCCCGACTTAGCGCCTTCAAAAGTGTCGGTGTAAGCCTTGAGTACGCCGCGGATCCAGTAGGGGTCGTCGCTCAGGTCACGCAGAGCTTCGACAGAAAACGGCACAGCCTTGCCGTCCTCGTCATCGATCCCGTCCCAGCCGACAAGCACAGCCTTCAGCAGGTCCAGCTCGCTCTTTTCGCTGAGCTTCAAGAAATCCTTACGGCCGACACGTTTGAAAATTGCATCAAAAGTGTTGGTGTCAAAAGTGCCGCCGTCGCTAGGCTCCTCAATACTTACGGGCCACTTGAAGGTTTTTACCTTCTTGCGTACGAACGCCATAAGAACAAGTAGTAGTTCGGCTTTATCTTACAGGCACAAAAAAGGGCCGCATAAGCGGCCCCGGTGTGGTGTGAGTCCCTGGCTTAGGTGTAAGCCAGAGAAAACTCGTCGTTGCCACTGGTGCTAGGCACGCAGGTATAGGGGATGTTGAACATCGCAATACCGTCCTGGTCGCCGTAAGAAACGTCGCCGATGTCAACACGGGTGGAGGCGAAGTCCACGATGTTGCCAGCAGCGGTGCCGTGGGTGAAGTCCAGGTTGCCCAGGCTGGTGTCAGTCAGGGCAGCGGCGAAGTAGTCCTTGGTGGCGATGCTCACTGCTTCGATGGTGGTCGAACCGGTAGAGGCACGGTCAGTCAGGAGAACTTCCTTGTCGCAGCCGATGAGTTCCCTGTAGACGAGGGTGTTGCCCACGTCGAAGCTGAAGGATTGCAGGCAGCCGGCGTAGGACAGCAACTGGAAGCTGCTGGTGTTGCCGTTCTTGAAGATCAGCGGCGTGGCTTGGTTCGCAAACGTTGCGGTGGGCAGTGCGCTGTCGTCAGGAGCGTTGTAGACGCCAGTGAAGGTGAAATCGATGGTGGGGATTTCGCCGACGTTGGCGTTGATCTGGAAGGTGCCGCGGCAGCCGGTCACCTTGTGGCGCAGACCATCGATGTTGTAGTAGATGGTGACGCTGGAGAAGCTGGAGCTAACCGGGGCGTAGGTGACGCTGGTCGAAGCAACAACGGTCTCGTCAAGACCGCAGGCTTGCAGAGCTTTGCCGTAAGCAGGGGCCGTACCAGCGGTGCCGGAACCGGTCAGTTCAACGCTGAAGGTGCATT